GAACCCAATGTCTAACTCCGTACCTAATCCGAGACAGAAACAAGACTCGGAGAAGGCTAAGAAGGTTATCCTCTCTGCTATCGCAGAAGGTATGACTGTAGAACAGGCCTGCCAAGTAGCAGGCCGTACATTGAAGTCCTATGAATACTACAGGCGTACTGACCCCGTCTTTAAGTCACTGGCGGATAGAACGCGGCTAGGTGCCTTAGAGAAGAACTTCGCAGAAGCCTCAGCCAAAGAATTAGATTTTCCTACCTGGCGTAAGAAGTACCTTCACCAAGAGACCTTCGGTCACCAGAAGAACCTGATAGATGTTATTGAAGGTAGAGAACCGACCTGGTTCCACCCCTCTATGAAGTATGAGAAGGGACTAGCGGATAACCGCATCCTTATCAACATTCCGCCTAACCACGCAAAGTCGATTACGGTCACGGTTGACTATGTCACCTACAAGATTGTTAATAACCCGAACTTCAGGGTTCTGATAGTTTCTCAAACCCAGCGCCTCGCTGCAGACTTTCTCTACGCTATCAAGCAGCGCTTGACTCACCCGATGTATGAAGAACTCCAGCAGGCCTATGCTGCAGGTATCGGCTTTAATACCAAGACTGCTTCTTGGCAACAAACCAGAGTTACCTTCGGTGAGGAACTTAGAGAGTCTAGCGAAAAGGACCCAAACCTAGAGGCTGTAGGTATTGGTGGTCAGATTTACGGTAAGCGTGCAGATATGATTATCATAGATGACGCAGTTACCTTATCTAATGCCAATGACTTTGAAAAACAGATTAAGTGGCTACAGCAAGACGTGCGGTCTCGTCTTAACCCTACCGGTAAACTTATCGTAGTAGGGACGCGAGTTGCTTCAGTAGATTTATATAAAGAACTTCGTAACCCCGATAGATACCCCGGTGGCACAGTACCCTGGACATATCTAGCAATGCCGGCTCTTCTTGAAACCAATGAAGACCCAGATAAGTGGGTTACACTCTGGCCCTATTCCGACCAACCGTTCGATGGGCAGACAGATGAACATAAGACAGAAGAAGGATTATATCCGCGCTGGAATGGTAAACATCTTTACGCGGAGCGTCAGGCAATGGACGCTTCAACGTGGGCGCTTATCTATCAGCAGCAAGATATTTCAGATGACGCCATCTTTGACCCGGTTTGCGTCAAAGGTAGCATCGACGGAATGCGCAAGGCGGGTCGCCTCACTCCAGGATTCCCTGGACATCCTCGTGACCTTAATGGCTTTTCTTTTATCTGTGGCCTCGACCCTGCGATGGTCGGTGACACTGCCGCTGTCTGTTATGCTGTTGACCGTATTAGTCATAAGAGATATATCGTGGATGCTATCAAGATTACGCGTCCGACGCCTGCTCAGATACGACAACTTATCACGGACTGGACTAACGTCTACGCCCCGTCAGAATGGATAGTTGAGCGAAACGCTTTCCAGTCTTTCTTGACGCAAGATGAAGGTATTAGAAACTTCCTAGCATCTAAAGGTACGGTTCTTAGAGAACACCATACTGGTAATAACAAGTGGGATGCAGGTTTCGGTGTGGCTTCTATGTCCACATTGTTTGGAACTAAGCAACAAGATGGAAAGCATCATAGAGATAATCTGATGCACCTACCATCAGACCAGACAGAAAATATCAAGAGTCTTATCGAGCAACTTATCACTTGGTCCCCAACGACCAAAGGTAAGACCGATATGGTTATGGCACTTTGGTTCTGTGAAATCAGAGCAAGAGAAATGCTAAACGTAGGACTCAATCAGAAGACCCATATGAGAAATCCGTTCTTGAATCATAACGAACGTAAAAGACAAATGGTTATAAATATAGATGAATTGCTACAGGATAAAGAAAGACAGTTTATCTAATGCTTAAGGTTGCTGAATGTGGTACGCGGTCTGGCTATAACAGACACCGTAGAAATAATGAGCAGCCTTGTAGAGACTGTACCACTGCTAATACTCAGTCATCAAAAGATTTCCAAAAGAGAAATCCTGAGGCAGCAAAGAAACACAGAAAAGTTACATATAATAATAACAAAGAATCTATTCTGGAATCTCATAGAAGTTACTATAAGAACAACAAAGAGAAGATTCTTAAAAGACACAAAAGATACTACGTATCAAATATAGATTTATATAGAAGAGCCAAATCAAGAAGACGGGCCAAAGAAAGAAACAATGGGTATGAAAAATATACTCTTGCTCAAGTTCTTGAACTATACGGAACAGTCTGCCATATCTGCTTAGAACAAATAGATATGGATGCACCTAGAAGTATCGGTGCAAAGGGTTGGGAAAACGGTCTACATCTTGACCACGTTATTCCAATTTCTAAAGGTGGCTCAGACACATTAAACAATATAAGACCTTCTCACGGTATATGTAATATGACCAAGAGTTCAAAATAAACTAGGAAGAGATATGCTATCAACTAAAGAAGTCATCGCTAAAGTCGATAGACTGAAGACTAAGTACGCTCCGCGTGACCAGCGTATGAGAAGTGTCTTATCTGTTAGACAGGGCGACATATCTAAAGTTTATCCGGCGATGTTTTCTGAAGAATATCCAAAGCCTCTAGTCGCTAACTTCATTGACGTTGCTGCTCGTGACCTTGCAGAAGCAATGGCACCACTACCTTCCTTTGAATGCTCTGCTACCAATATGGTTTCAGATGCAGCACGTAAATCTGCTGATACTAGAACCCGTATTGCAAACTATTACGTCTCAGGTTCAGACCTACAGATTCAGATGTACACAGGTGCTGACTGGTTCAATACCTACGGTATGTTGCCAGCAATCGTTGAGATGGATTATATGAACAACAATCCACGTATCCGTTTGCTAAATCCATTTGGTGTCTATCCAGAGATTGATAGATTCGGAAGAACTATTTCTCTAACACAGATTACAAATACTGATGCTGAATCTTTAGCAGCACAATATCCAGAGTTCTACAAAGAAATCCTTGGTGCTAATAACGCTGGCTATCCATTAAACAAGATGCCAGCCAATACACCTTATGTAACTCTAGTTCGTTATCACGACAAAGACCAAGATTTATTATTTATCCCAGAGCGCAATAACCTAGTTCTATCACAGACAGTAAACGTCCTTGGTAAATGTCTGGCTTCAGTTGCTGTTCGTTCATCTATTGATGGCGAAGCACGAGGTCAGTTCGACGATGTTCTGGCGGTACAACTGGCTCGCGCACGTTTTGCAGTTCTGCAAATACAAGCGGCAGAAAAATCTATACAGGCACCAATTGCAATCCCACAGGATGTGCAAGAACTGGCCCTTGGACCAGATTCGATTATGCGGTCTGCCAACCCTCAAGCGATTCGCCGTGTACCGCTAGAACTTCCACCTGGAGTATTTACTGAGTCTGGCGTTCTTGAAAGAGAATTACGTCTAGGTGCAAGATATCCAGAAGTACGCACAGGTCAATTAGATGCATCGGTTGTTACCGGTCGTGGTGTACAAGCACTACAGGCTGGATTCGATACACAGATTCGCAGCGCACAAGCACAGTTTGCTCGTTTGTTTACAGAACTTGTAGCACTTTGCTTTGAAGTAGATGAAAAAGTATTTGGCAATATGACCAAAGAAATTCGCGGAAGCGAAGATGGCACACCATACTCAATGAAGTATGTTCCATCTAAGGCTATCGGTGGCGAATATGGTGTAGATGTACGCTACGGAATTATGTCCGGTATGGACCCTAACCGTGCAATTATTGCTTTGCTACAAATGCGTTCTGACAAACTTGTATCTCGTGACTATGTACGTCGTGAGATTCCAATGGAGTTAAATGTTACACAAGAAGAACAACGAGTTGACATTGAAGAGATGCGTGATTCTTTGCGCGTTGCTATGGCTCAGTATGCTCAGGCTATCCCCGCGCTTGCGGCACAGGGTCAAGACCCTAGTCAGATTGTTACCCGAATCGCGGAAGTCATCAAGGGTCGTCAAAAAGGTAAAGCGATTGAAACAATCGTTGATGAAGTATTTGCCCCAGAAGAACAACCACAAGTCCCAGCAGAAATGATGGGCGCACAAGTTCCAGCAGCAGGTATGGCCCCAGCCCCTGCCTCGCAGCCTAACCCAGAACAAATGACTGGTGCGGCCCCTGCTGCTGGCTCTCGTCCAGATATAGCAAGTTTGCTCGCGCAAATCGCAGGTTGAGCATAACCGAAGGAGGTGCTAAATGAACAAAAAAGGTGGACGTGCTGCTGCTCCAATGCAGAAGCCAACAGAAGGTAAGAAAGATACTTCAAAGCCAAAAGGCGGAAAAGTAGATTTCGGATATGCCCCTGCCGGACGTAAGGGCAAGAAGGCTTAAATAAAATCTATCGAGAGGATAGGGTGTGAGTAAAAAACAAGATTACGTTCCACGCCCTATCCGTCTCGCTGATTTCTTTGTAGTATTAGCAGGATTCTTTCATAACTTAATGACAGCAGTACATACATTTTCAGATGAGATTTTAGAATTAGCAACATATAACGCAATAAGAGAAACTCAAGTTAATCAGGCTTGGGAACAATTCACAGAAGATTTAGAGACGATGGAGGATAATAATGGCTAGAGGTCCATTAGCAGGAGCAGCAGGTCCTGGCAAGTTCTCCAAGAGAACAGACTTGAATATGAATTCAATCGCATACGGTGAAGGTGCTGAGACACAAGCAATTAAATCTGGAGCACCATTGGCTAAGACACCAAATGTAAATCCAGTTTCTCGTTCAGAGCAGGGTATTGCTCCGAGTCAACTAGAGCGAATCACACCATTATTTGCGCCAACTCAACGACCAGAAGAACCAATTACAACTGGTATTGCTATGGGTGCAGGTGCAGGTCCAGAAGTTTTAGGTATGCGTCCACAAATGACAGAGAAGTACTCTGATACTTTGGCTAAGTTATTACCATATGACGAATCCGGAGAGATAGCAGTTCTATATCAGGACTTCGTTGCTAGAGGTTTATAGTGGAGAAAACTCTTAAGATAGCCGCAGCAAAGGCTGGACTTTCTCCTGCTGACCAAGAGAAGGCAAGCGAGATTGGCAAGATTGTCTCTACACATAAGAGCCTTCTTGATATGCCTGCATCTGAAGCAAAGGTTAGATTTCAGTCTTTACCTGCAGACCAACAAGAAATATTAAAGACAACTTTCGGTACACAACCAGAACCTGCTAAACGTGGCTGGTTTAGTACTGCTTGGCACTACACCGGCGGTAAAGTATTTGATGCCCTTCAAGAAGTTACTGATTTTAAGAATCGCGTATACAGAACAACCGCTCTTGCTGTAGAAGAAGGCGCACTTAAAAATTTATATAACCCAGCAAAGCGCTCTCAGATTGTTAGCGCTGCTTGGGAAAAATCAAATGACAATGGCGAACTTCTATACAACGAAGGACGTATTGCTAAGGCTACACAGAAGTATGGTCCAGCAAGAATCAAAGTTGTTCAACAAGTAACTGAAGGTAAGGCACTTGCTGACATTATTGCTAGTGGAACACCTGAAGAAAAAGAAATTGCATCTCTTGCTGCTCAAAATAAAGACCCATTATGGCAAGATGCTTATGATGCTGTATTTGCATCTAAGTATTCTCCAGGTCGTCAAGTAGCAAATGCACTTTTGCCTGAAGGCTTAGAAGGTTCAGGCTTTTTATATAAAGGCATATCCGGTTTTGTTGATACAGTTTTTGCATTTGTAGACCCAACGCTTGCGCTTGGTAAGGCTAAGAAAGCCTACGATGCTATCAACTATTCAATTATTAAAATTGCTGGCTCTCCTAAAAAACTAGACCAAGCATTTAACAATCCAAAAGTAGTTGAGTTCTTTAATCAATACGGTAATGACTTAGATGCTTTATCTAAGGCTCGTAAATCTAAAGATGTAGTTGCATCTACAGAGGCTATGACAAAACTTCGTCGCCTTGCTCCAGAATTTGGTCCTGCTGCTATTGATGAATTTGTCAAGGCTGGTATCAAAGATGCAGACACTGCAAAGAATTTCTTCCAAAATGGCGTAGATATGCTTGCTATCTTTAAGGGTCAAGCAGCCAGAGAAACGCCTTTGATTCCAAGATTAACTGCTGGACGTAAAGCAAGAGTTGCTGCTCTTACTGCCACAAGTAAAGTTTTTGATATTGATAAAGTTGGACAGAAGTTAGTCCGTTCTTTATACGGAATTGGGCCACAGTTTGACGATATCGTAACTGGTATTACAGGTAGGTCTGAAGATATCGCTGCTTTAGAAAAGCAAGTTGGTAGATTAAAAGGTCCAGATGGTGCTGTTCGCTTTACAGAAAATCAGATTCTAGGACGACTAGATAGATTTGCTGCTAAGTTTACAAGAGTGCCAAATCCAACATCTACTGTATTTGATGTTATGGCTCCAGATGCTGTAGACCAAATCTATCGTACAGCGCGTCTAACAAACTCTCGTTACCATAGCAAGATTATTGCTGAAGCATTTGCTGCTGGTGATGAAGGTCAGCGTATGCAGATTACCAAGGGACTTTGGAACACCATATTCTCAACTCGTGGTGTTCGTAAAGGTGACCCAGGTAAAACCTTTATGGAGCAATTTGCAGGTCGTGGACTTGAGAAGCGATACGCTGCAGATGTTGTAATTGACGGAGTGCGTAAAGGTAATCCAGCAGAATTTGCTGGAGAGCAAATGGCTTTGTTCCCATATCAACTTTCTTCATCAATGGTTATTCCATCAATCGTTGACTTAGATAGACTAACTGCTCGTCAAGGTCTTGTATCAAGAATTGTTGGCGCATCTCACAATAAGTGGGTAGATAAGATTACATCTGGCTGGTCATTCTTAACTTTGGCTGGTCCTAGATTCGCTATTCGTAACGCAATCGAAGATGATATTTTTTACTTGGCTCGTGGCCGTAACCCTTGGGATATGGTTAAAGGTCGTCTCTGGTCTACTCGTATCCGTACAGGTAAAGGCGTAGGAGCAGAAGATACTGCTCTTGAAAAGTTTAAGTCCACTGTATGGTCAACTAAGCCAGGTGAACTAGGCGCTATTAACAAGTTTGTTAAGGCTGACGAAGTGGCAGAATTTTCTGCAAAGATTGCAGCAGCAACTAACGAGAATGAAGTTCGCGCTGTTATGGCAGAGGCTGTACTTCGCAATAAACTTGCCTATAAGTTAGATAAGAAATCTGCAAAGATTGTTGAAGAACTTGTTCGCTATGGCAATTTAGATGACCTTCTTGCTGACGTATCTGAAGGTGCCAAGAATGGCGTTCGCGGTGGTGGACGTTATTCTAATATCGCAGATGACGTAAATCGCTATGGCAAGATGGAAGCCATTACTATTGATGGCAAGGCTTACAAGCGTTCTGTCGGAGATAAAGCCTTTACTAACTACAACCCAGTAGCCAATGAACAGGCTAAGGTTGGCTGGCTTTTCCAGATTTCTGTTATGGCAAATGATGAACTTGGTAGTATTGCTGTTCGTTATATGAAAGACGAAAACAAAGCAATTGCTGAGATGAAGAAGTACCTAAGCACTCTACCAAAAAGAGACCGTGATAGATTCCAGTTATACTTCAAGGATGGCGGAAATATAGATACTCACGCACAGCGTGCATATATTGCAGCCAGAAACGTATTCTCTAAGAAGAATGGCGACCTAAACGAAGACTTACTTAACGCAGTTGTCAAAGTAAACAAAGATGGCACGGTTAAGGTAAGTGCAAAAGAACTTAGACTTGCAGATTTACCTAATGACCCTAAACTTGCACCTGAGTATATTTCAGGTCCAACGCTAGTTCCAGTCTCAGAAGGCGATAATTTTGCTGCATCCTTTTTTGATAAAGGCTGGGATGCTATGGGTGAGGCTAACGCTCGTTGGAGTCGTGAGCCAATCGTTCTTAATGAGGTCATTAGATTCCGTAAAGAACTAGATGATGCTGGTTATACTCAAAAAGTTATTAATGATTTTACCAAGGGTAAGACTGGCGAGGCTTATAATAAGGCTTACAAGTCTGCAATGCGTAGAGTAAATGATACAGCAGAGGATTTGGCTAAGGATTCTGCATTAGCATATGTAGATAATCCTGCAGTTCGTAGCCAGTTGGCTATGTCGTCTCGTAACTTTGCTCGTTTCTACCGTGCAACTGAAGACTTTTATCGTCGTTTCTACCGTACTACACGGTATAACCCAGAAGCAATTACAAGAGCATCGTTAACTTATGACGGTATTGCTCATTCTGGCTTTGTTCAGACTGACGATAGTGGCGAACAGTACTTCTTCTATCCAGGTACAACTGCAATGTACCAAGCGGTAAACAAGGTAATGAGCGCTTTTGGTCAAGAAGGTGCAATCAAGGCTCCAATGCCTATTGAATTTGCTGCCAAGTTAAAGATGATTACTCCATCTTCTAACCCAGACTCACTATTCCCTACATTTGCTGGTCCATTATCTGCAATTACAATCAAAGGTATAAGTAATCTTGTACCAGGTTTAGATAAACTGGATAGAATTGCACTTGGTGTTTATGGTGAAGACCAGCCGATGATGAATGCTGTGCTTCCTGCACACGTAAATCGTTTTATTTCGCTTATGGATAAGAATGAGCGTAACTCTCAGTTCGCTTCAGCGTTCCGCAAAGCAGCAGCATACCTAGAGGCCACAGGTCACGGACTAAGACCAAAGGTTGACCCAAAGACTGGTCAAGAAATTCCTATTACTCCAGGTGAAATGGAGCAATATCAGAACAAACTAGAGGCTTCTACATTTACTTCTCTAGTTACAAGGTTTATTGCTGGATTCTTTACACCAGCCCCACCGCAAACAACACTTAAAAGTGACATTGCTAAGTGGGTTCGTCAAAATGGTGAGACTAACTTCAAGCAAACTTGGAATAATTTAGTTATAAAGACCGGTAGTTATGACAAGGCTATGGAAGAATGGATTCGTCTATTCCCAGACCAGGTTCCGTATACAATATCTGAATCTGAAAGCAACGTAGTTGCAATTATTAGCGCTAATGATAAGGCTAATAAGTGGATAGATGATAACAAAGAACTGCTCAAGAAGTATCCAGAAGCGGCTTCGTTCTTTATTCCAAAAGAAGGCGAGTTTGATTTCAACGCCTATAAGTTGCTTATCAATATGGGTCTAAAGCAATCTAAGTTAATGAAGGATTATCTACGTCAGGTTAATACAGCCTTTGACGAGAACTTCTACTACACTCAAAAAGACCTTTATGAAGCAGAACTTGCTATAACGACTAACGATTACCAAAAGCGTCAATTAAAAGAACAATGGGAAAACTGGTCTAAATCTTTCAAAGGTGCAAGACCTGCACTTCAGGAAGAACTTGGCAAGGGCGCAGAAAAGGCCATTCAAAGAACTCAAGCACTAAATGATTTAAGCCTTATGCTTTCTAACCCAGATATCAAGTTAGACCCAGCAATTCGCCAGCCTATCGAAGGTATGTTGAATGTATATAACCAATATATCAACGCTAGAGATTCAGTTCCAGGCAATACAATATCTGCCCAGAACTACAAAGACCTTCTAAAGGAACAGGCTAAGGCTGAATTGGAACGTCTATCCAAGACTAACCGCAATGCAGAAGATGCTTACTTCGCATTGTTCTCAAGACTAATCAGAGACTAATAGGAGATATAAGTGGTAACAGGTACAAATAATCCGCCTTCTGTTACAGAGGTGTGGAAGAGCAATAGTATCTCAGGTGAACCAACCATATCTTCATTTAGAACTGGCGCTGGTTATCAAGGTTTTGGTGCAGGAACTACCGGAACTGTTGGAGTAGATGAAAGAATTGTAAATCTATTAAACTCCCCTAGAGAAGAAATACTTAGAATATCTAAACTTCTAAAAGGGGCTAAGTATGTTAAATCTGCAACTGGCAAGTATAGTCCAAAGTTAGGAACTGCTTATACAAATGCTCTTACTGATTTAGTAACAGAGGCAAATAGAAGCGGTAGACCTGACTTAACGCTTGAGCAATTCCTTATGGAAAGTGCCGAGCCTAGCGGAACTAAGCCTAACCTTCCTACTGAATATATCGGTATTGCTGGTAAGACTGGCGCACAGAGTCTAATTACAGATGTCTGGAAGAGAGAACTTAATAGAGAACCTACTGCTGAAGAGTTAACAAAGATAACTACTAAACTTCAGAAGGCTCAGAAAAAGAACCCAACTAGACAGACTTATAAAATAGTTGATGGTAAAAGAGTTCAAACTACAATTCAAGGAATTGATGAGGCTCAGTTCCTAACCAATGTTGTTCGTAAACTTCCAGAGTTCTCTGAAAAGAAGAAGGCAGCAGCAGACCTAACAAGACAAGAACTTGCTAAGACTGCAGCCGCTAATGGTCTTGACCTAAATAGAGACTTTGGTACATCTGTAGATGCTTGGACTAAGCAGATTGCAGATGGTGCAGATGTTGAAACATTCAAGAATCTAATCCGCCAAACTGCAAGATTAGGTATGCCAGATAGAGTAGCAAATCTACTTGACCAAGGTATAGACCTTGAGACTGTATATGCTCCATATAAGAAACTTATGGCTGCAACACTAGAAGTTAATCCAGATACTATTGCACTAAATGACCCAACACTTCGTGGTGCTATTGGTCAAGATAGAGAAATGACTCTATATGATTTCCAGCGTCAACTCCGTAAGGACCCTCGCTGGCAGTATACAAACAATGCTAGAGAAGAAGTCTCTGATGCTGCACTTAGAGTACTCAAAGACTTCGGATTCCAGGGGTAATAATGCCTACTAAATTTGAAAAGCAAGTAGATTCCGCTATAAAGGAATATAACAAAAGCGTTGCTGCTGCTGAAAAAACTATTGCCGATGCTACAGCGCAGGGTAAAACTAAAGTTGCTAATAAAGCACAAAGTTTACTTAATGACCTAAAGAGTTATGCTCCAATTCTTGAAACCCTAAAAAATGCAAAGTCAGCAAAAGCAACTTATACAGGTGAGATAACACAAAGTTTTGCCGATACCTTAAATATGGATAGGGCAAATAGGGCTTATGGTGGCTCATCTGGTGCTAATCCCAATTTTGTTTATCCAAGAGGAGCAAGTCTTCCAGGGCTTGAAAATAATAGAGCAGATGCAGAATATGTTTCAACTGGTAGAAGTGGCATATCAAATACTGGAAAAAAATATGTTAATGGCCAAGAAGTAACAGATTCTGAATGGAATAATTTTCTTTATGGAATTAGCGGAACTGGTGAAAGTGGAACCGGCGGAGCAGGTGGAGCCGGTGGAGCCGGTGGTACTGGCGGAACTGGTGGAGGAGTAGGTGCAGTAGGAACCGGTTATTTAACTGGAACTGGAATGGGTGCTGGTACCTCTGAAGAGCAAGCCAAGCGTAAGTCTGCATATGATTTATTATTTGAACAATTCAACCAATACGGATTAGGTGGATTAGTAACTCCACTTAGAGGTTTGATTATGGAGAATGTATCTCCTTCAGAGTTTACTATCCGTCTACGAGATACAGATGCTTATAAGAAGCGATTTGCTGCTAATCAATCTCGTATTCAAAAAGGATTAACTGCTTTATCTGAAGCAGAATATATTGGACTAGAAGACCAGTACCAAAACATTATGCGTAATTATGGTCTACCTGCTTCATACTATGCCCGTGGAGATATGGGCCGTCAAGAAGGGTTTGAAAAGTTCATTGCTGGCGATGTATCTGCAGCAGAACTTGAAGATAGAATCCAGGTAGCACAGAACCGAGTTATTAATGCTGCACCTGAGATTGCTGCATCGCTACGTGCATACTACCCAGATATTTCTAATGGTGACATTCTTGCTTACGCATTAGACCCAGATAAGGCTTTAACAGAAATCCGTCGTAAGGTAACTGCTGCTGAAATTGGTGGTGCTGCAACTATGGCAGGACTACAGACCGGTGTATCAAGAGCAGAAGAGTTACAACGCTATGGCGTAACTGGTGAAACAGCAAGACAAGGATTTAGAACTGTTGTAGAAGTAGCACCTCGTGGTGCACAACTATCAGAGTTCTACAAGCAGACTCCATTTACACAAGAGACAGTTGAGAAAGAAGTCTTTGGATTAACTGGAGCAACTGAGGCAGAAAGACAACGTAAAAAACTGACTCAATTAGAGCAAGCCACATTCTCTGGTCAAGCCGGAGTTGCAGGTGGCGCACTAGCCCGCGACAGAGCGGGCGCATTCTAGGCCTGCTAACGGGACGACTGGTCCGTTAGAGAGACAGAAAACCAGGAGTAGGAGCCATACGGTTTCCCCCAAAGCCATATGAGGCCTACGACAACTACTAAACAAGGGAGATGGACCTATGTCCAATTACGACTACGAAGATGACGACTTTGATACGGAAGAAAAAGATTCTTCCAATGACCTCGTCAAACAGTTGCGTAAAGCAAACAAGCAGAAAGAAAAAGAACTGGCTGAATTAAAGGCTCAGTTTGATGGTCTTTCTAAAGCACAACGAGATAGAGCAATCAAAGACGCCCTCGCTAGTCGCGGGGTAAACAGCAAGATTGCTGCATTTATCCCACAGGATATAGACCCAACTGAGGAGTCTGTATCAAAATGGCTTGAGAACTATGCTGATGTTTTCGGTGTACAAACTCAAGCAACCCAGGCAACACCTAACGTCGACCCTCAACAGGCTGCTGCATATCAACGTATGACCAATGCTGTGGAACAAGGAACTACTCCTGAATACCAAGCAGAGATTCATAAGAAGTTGCTCAATGCAGGAAGCCGTGAAGAGTTAGATGAAATCATTAGGCAGTCTGGACTCTAATCCGAACTAACTAACCGAAAGGCAAGTAAATGGCAATTCCTACGGGAACGCTGACCTCGTCTTCGACAATTAGCAACCTCGTACAAACTGCGTATGACCAGTATGTACGTATGGCTCTTCGTTCCATCCCAGTGATGAGAGCGTTGGCTGATGTCAAGCCAGTACAGCAAGCAATGCCAGGTTCGTCAGTTGTATTCTCCATCTATTCAGACCTAAGCACC